GCATATAATGTATTATGCACAGAAATCTAAACATGTCAACAAAAAAAGAGCCACCCCCAATTAAGAAGGTGACTCTAGCTCATTTTCTGATTTAATTAAGCAGCTTTGTCTTTGCTTGCTCTCCATTTGTCAGCATGAAGTTTACGCCAAGATTCTTGGGCGCTTTCCATACCGATGTCATGACCAGCCCTTTCAGACTCAAACCACTTATGTTTTAGTATTTCTAATTGTTCAGCCTTATGTAGTGTGATCTCATACGCTACTCTTAATCCGCTCTTCTTTGAATTACGATTGTAATGAGGAGAAGCCTCAAGAAGTATTGCCGCGAAAAGAATACAAAGCACAAGCCAAACGGTTCCATATGTTAGTAGTTCCATAACGACTTATATTACAGTAAGAATCGTGCCAATGTGAAATAAAAAAGCCCCATAATCCTGGGGAAAGGAAAATGGGGCATAAATTTGTTACGACCGATAGCAAATACATACCACGCTATTAAGCAGATAGTAGTGAATAGTATTACACATAAAATTTAAAAAAAATAAAAAAAAAATTTTAAAAGGTAAAAAGTGTAAATAAAGGCATGGCAGTAGAGGGAGCACACGATTCAAGTATACACATCAAAGCAGAGGAAGGCATAACCTCATTTACTTTAACTGGAAGCACGACAGCAAGCAGAAATGACGAATATGTAAAAATCGGAACACAGACATGGAGCGGAGATAATCCTGGCGGAAGTTTCTACAATAAAATTTCTGTGGGAGAGATAGCATCTAATAGATGGAGTTTTACAACTCATTCAAGGGCGGATGATAGTTTTATATCAAACACACTTATAATGGCTAGCAGTAATCTCCCAGAATATCCATGGCAAATTACAGGGTCAGTAAGTAGTCAATTAAATTTTGGTGTTGATGCAGCCTTGGGAAACTTTGATGTATTTAAAAACGGTTTTCCACAAACTAATTTAAAATCTATTCAAAATATAACATTCTCGCAAACCGTACAAGAAGAAGAGGTTAATATAGTCGGTAAAGAAAATTCAAATAAATCTATTACTGGGCCGACACAAACAGCAGCTTCTATAGATAAAATTATAAACAAAAAAGATATTATATTTTTAGCTAAAGAGCAAACGGGAATAAATGGACAATTTGTATATGGGGGTAATCTACTTAATTTTGAAAATGCTTGTTTAAATAATTACAGTGTTAATGCAACAGTAGGAGAACTACCGACAGCCTCATTTGATTTGAATATTTACGGAGGCATAAGTGGAGCATCAATTCCAATTAGCGGCGACTCTTATCAAGAACCTTCTGGTACAATTATATCTCCAACTGATCTTACAGTAACTTTTGACAAAAATAGTTCTAACGCTGTTCAATCTTTTAGTTTCGCAGAAAGTTATAATAAAGAAGCAGTTTATGGCTTAGGAGATAAAAAACCTAAAGAGATACAAAAACTTGGTCAAATAAATCAAGAAGCGACAATAAGTATTGAAGTTGAAGATTATGAAGCAGAAGAAACTTATTCTTTTTTAAGCGGAACTAAAGACAGAGATAGAACAATAAAATTAGAAATAGGCAATCCAGTTCAAAATACATATGAACTGCAAAATGCAAGTTTGGTAGATGAAAGTATTGGATTGGGTGCAGGAGGCACACCTATAGCTTCTTTAACTTATAGAGGCAGTAGACCACAAACAGCAACTCCTGTAACGTTTTCTTTTGAAATAATCGTTTCTAATTTTCTACCATTTAGTTCTGATCAATTGGCATTAGCTGCTAATGGAGTATCTAACGTGACCACAAAATTGCGTAATACATTTAACAGTGAAGAGCCTACAATAATTCCGACCATAACAAACTATATTACGAATGCTCCAACTCAATATGTAAATAAATCAGATCTTTTAAGCGACAATTATTCAAATTCTTTACAAACTAACATCGACAGAAGTAGTGCTGCTGGCAGTTTGAATATTATTCTTACAAAGATTGCCAAAGTAGAAGGAGTTGCTACAGAAAGAGATAATTTTATTCTCAATATAAATTCTTTAATACAAAAGACTTCAACAACAAATGATTACAATACACTCTCCTGGAAACACCCAGGGTTTTCGTCTATGGATATATATCTTCAAGCATTGGCTGTAATGGAAGATTTTCCAAGTAATAATTTTAACTTTGGTGGGACAACATATCAACTCACGAGCGCTATAACAAATCATGTAGATGTGATAAAACGAGGAGTTAGGGGCGTAATGCCTTTATATGCAATCAATTATCAAAATTCCGCAGACCATCCTGGTAGCGATTATGGACTAGGGGATGACGGATCATCAGAAACAACAAGTAATGTTGGATTGGTCGGAAGTAATAATATACTATGCTCAGCCAACATAAGAATAAAAAACCCTTCACTTTTAAATGGCAAAACGTTAGTTATCCCACCTTTTAATAAAGGATTGGCACTATAAGCAAAAAATAAGTGTAATAAATAATATGGCATATGTAGCGGCAAAAGATGTACCCCTTTATTTTGGAAGCACTATAAACAGCAATACTGCTCCAGGTGAAGGCGATAGTGTTAGCAGAGGTGTGGTTGCAGCTCAAGTTCAATTAAACTATACCCCTAACATAGCCCCAACAAGAGTAGTTGGTAAAGACCCAACAAAAGATAGTTTCACTTTAGCAGGCCCACCCAACGCGTCTCTTTCTTTTAGTGCTTATGTAGGAGCATCTACCGAATTTGATATTACTGATTATACTGGAGATCATAATTTAGGTACAACTTTTGCTATTGGCGATATTACCAGTGGCATCAAGGGATCTGGAGCATATTTAACATCGTATTCTATGACGGTTACTCCATATGCGCCAGTTTTACTTCAAGCCGACTTTGCTATTTATAATCCACTTACAATTAGTTCTGAAGGAGGCTTTATTGCAGATGCGGCGAATAACAGTATTATAGATGATTTAGATTTTGGAGCTTTTGGGCATGGGGTTTATTCCACATTTGGAAAAACAGTCGATGAGAATGCAACTTTTTTAGATGATATTGGTGTAGTTGAATCAGTAGCTTATCAATTTTCAGCACAACGCTTACCTATTTATAAAATAGGCTCATACAACATACAAGGAGGAACCCCAGGAGGGGCAGAACTTATCACAGCAGAACATAGCTTTCAGATCCAAGGAGATAATATACAAAAATTAGTACCAATTACTGGATCAAATCCAGGAAGCATGTCATTAAAGATAAAAAATGCCTCTGCGGCTACTTTATTGACAGCTACCGTAGATGGTAGGATAAATGCAGAAAATGTATCTTTAGCTGGAGGAGATTTGGCTAGAGGAAGTGTTTCTATTACAGAATTGTTAATATAGTGTAATAGTATTAAATGTCTAAATTAGAATTCAGACAATTAAATCAAAAGATTAAGTTCAAAGACAGAAAATTTAATTTTACTGATAATCAAGTAGATTTTTTAAAAACTGCTTTAAGCCCTAAAACAAAACTTATGTTTTTAGCTGGGCCAGCTGGAACTGCAAAGACCTATATGGCCGTATATTCAGCTCTTCAGTTGTCTATTAGCTCTGACCTTGAAAAAGATATTCTGTACATTAGAAGCATAGCTGAGAGCTCGCAAAGAAGCCTTGGATCTTTGCCTGGGTCTATAGATGAAAAGTTTGGAGTATTCGCTGGTCCGTTTTACGATAAATTAGATGAGATGCTCCACGCTCACGATATAAAATTTTTAAGAGAAAAAAGACAGTTTGAATGTATGCCAGTAAATTTCGTAAGAGGCGCAAATTGGAATGACTCAATAGTAATAGTAGATGAAGCTCAAAACTTTACTTATAATGAATTAATGACCGTACTGACTAGAATAGGGGAAGATTCTAAAATTATCATATGTGGGGATATGATGCAAAGTGATATAAAAAACAGTGGATTTTCAACAATATTCAGCGCCTTTAATGATGAAGAATCTAAAGGGGAGGGAATATATTGTACAAGATTCGGAACAGCAGATATAAAAAGAAGCGAAATACTTAAGTTTATCGTAGCAAAACTAGAAGATAAAATTTAAAAAATTATTTTTAAACTTATAATAAATTATGATAAAATATTGTTCAGAATGCGGCACTAAGGTTGAATATAAATTCAGTCCCCCTAAATTTTGTTCTAATTGTGGGACTCCAATGGGAGTTGCACAAAACGAATCAAAACCTTTAAATAGAAATGTTAAAAGTATCAGAAAATCAAAAGCTGTAAATGATAACGAAACAGATGCAGAGTTTGTCCCAAATATTTCAAAATTAGAATACGAAATAGAAAAAGATGATATTCAACAGACTTTGGGTTCACTAGGGGGTAAAACCGCACCTAATAAAAGAAAAAATAATGTAAAAAGATTAGACGACATATTGTAATGTATTCATTTGAAGAAAAGCTTAAAGAAATTGAAGCTGCTTTAGAAAGAAAACGTTCGAAATGGCATCTAGACGCAGTTACATATATTGATTATGATGACATTAAACAAGTCATCATGACGCACATTTATAAGAAATGGCATTTATGGGATCAATCAAAACCTATAGAGCCGTGGCTTAGTAGGGTGGTATCTAATCAATTTAAAAATTTATTGAGGAATCATTATGGTAATTATGCAAACCCATGTCCAGATCAACATTTAAGTGACCATGATCCGTTGACTTGCCCAATTTGCACAAAGTGGCGTCAAAGTAAAAAATCAGCATATGATATAAAATTAGCAGTTACCATGGAAAATCATATTCATGAAATACACGAAAAAACAGACGAAAACATTAATCTAGACGAAGCTACAATTAGGTTAACAGCTAAAATACAAACTCAGTTAAATAGTAGGCAATTTCAAGCTTTTAAAATGCTATTTGTTCAAAACAAAACAGAAGAAGAGGTTGCTATATTTTTAGGATTTAAAACAAACGAAAAAAAGAGATCTGCTGGTTATAAACAAATCAAAAACTTAAAAAAGATTTTTCAAGAAAAGGCTAGAAAAATTATAGAGGAAAATGATATTATATGAAAAATTTAACAGAAGAACAAAAAGAGTTAATACTAGAAAGTTTTAGAAAAGACCCAAACATAATTAATATTACAAAGATTGTATTTGATGATGAAACTTTAGATGGCAGATCCAAGGAAGGAAGGGCTGTAACTAAATTTTTAGCAGAGAATGGGCTCAAAGCAAAAACCACAAAAAGAGAAAAACAAAAAGATATAAAGTTAACACCCGATCAACTTAATCTTGTAGATTCAATGAGAAGGGACGGATTAAATACATCTGAAATAACTGATATAATATTTAATAAAACCATGCCCAGATTATCTGCGGAGTGGCGAGCTGTTAATGAAGTTTTACATCAAGATAGAGAAGAAGCAAAAGAAGAGGCCCCTGTAAATTACGTGGCACCTAATGCTTTATCTAGACTAATCAAAAAAATTAATGATTCAACTGGCTATGGTCTAGAGGAAATAAAAATGTCAAGAACCCATCATACTTGTTGCGATAAACTAAGAATAAATTTAAGCAACTCTAGATTTGTTGCTATCGTAAATAATTATAGCAACTTTAGGGATAAGGAGCTTTTTGAGCAGGAATTTATTAGGCTTACTTGGGATAAGCCAGACCTTACTGCAGATGAGTTAAATCTTTATATGAATGTCGCTAAAGAAATAATTAATTTAGAATTGATTACTGGTCATTTGCAAAAACTTAACGACATGTTCGAAAGTGCTGATGATCAAGACGAAATGACTGTTCGTTTAGCCGAAATTATAAAAGCTAAAAGTTCTGAGTATCATCAGTGCGAAACTCGAATAGAAAACTTAACAAAAAAACTTCAAGGCGATAGGGGAGCTAGATTAGCTAATAGACAAAAAGAAACTTCATCATTCTTATCTATTGTGCAACTTTTTCAAGAAGAAGAAGAAAGAAAAAACATGGTTCACATAGCTGAGATGCAAAAACAAATAATTAAAAAAGAAGCCGAAAAACTAGAAGGCATGGCCGCTTGGAAGGCTCGCGTTCTAGGTATTGGTATTGATGATGTCTTATAAATGCAAAGAGTGTGGAGCTGAATTCGAAACAGAAAAAAGCTTACACAGCCATCTTAAGGCTCATAAAATGTATGTCGGTGACTACTATGTTAAACATTACCCGAGATTTAATAAGTTGAATGGTAACCCATTACCATTTAAGAAAAAGGACGAATATTTTGCAAATGATTTTATTAATAGATCACAACTCGTAAAGTGGTGCGAGTCTGCACCAGATGAAGAAGTTAAAGATTATATAGTTGAGTTGGGTAAAAAAAGAATCGAAAGAAAAAAATATACACACGCTCCATTTTATTTGGAATTACTTAAGAGGCAGTTGCCAGACTTAGACACATATAAAAAACACTTTGGTACGTACACCCAAGCTTGTGAGGCTATGGGATCGAAACCTATATTTTATAAAGGTATGCCAAAAGAATTTAACAATGATACAAATGTTGAAGTGTTGATTGACACTAGGGAACAGCAACCATTAGAGTTTAATAAATCTTCAATTTTAAAATTAGATTTTGGGGATTACACTTTGGGCGGAGATAATTTTGCCAATACATTTGTAGATAGAAAAAGCGCTGGAGATTTCTTGTCAACCTTTGGGGGACAAGTAGATAGATTTAGAAGAGAGATGCAAAGATGCGTTGAGTTAGATAGCTATATGTACATTGTCGTAGAAAAATCTCTTACAGCAATAGAAAAAGAAGCCGTATTTACAAAAGGAAGACGAGCACCAAAACTAGGGTGGGTTTTTTCTAATTTAATTTCCGTACAACACGAATTTGCTGGAAACTGTCAATTTATTTTTACAGACAGCAGGGAGCATAGCGAAAAAGTAATACCTAAGCTACTTTCTCTAGGCGATAAGTTATGGAACGTAGATGTACAATATTTTTTAGATAAGGAGCAAAGATGAGTTGGGATATAGGAAACCAAAAACCTTTAAAGAGGGAACCAGTAAATGAGCAAATAATGGAGCTTGAAGGATACTTAGATGATACTAAAGCTAAATTATGGTTGTATAAATTTTTAAAAGAAAATGTAACCTTCGCCACAGAGCTGCTCACTGGCATCGAGCTGTTTCCGTTTCAACACATGGCGGTAAAAGCAATGATGGAAAACGATTACTTCTTGGGTATATGGTCTCGTGGTATGTCTAAATCCTTTTCTACTGGCATTTTTGCTTTATTAGATGCGATGATGAATCAAGGTGTTCATATTGGAATCATTTCAAAATCATTTAGACAGTCTAAAATGATTTTTAGAAAGATAGAAGATATATCACTAGATAAAAAATCAGAACTATTTAGACAGTGTATTGGTAAAGTAAGCAAGTCTAATGATGAATGGTCCATGCAAATCGGAAAGAGTCGTATCACCGCCTTACCGCTTGGTGACGGAGAAAAGCTTCGTGGTTTCCGTTTTCAGCGTATTATTATTGATGAGCTTCTGCTTATGCCAGAAAAAGTATTAAACGAAGTTATTATGCCGTTCCTAGCTGTTGTAGAAAACCCAACGGAGAGACAAAAAATTAAAGACGCAGAAGACGCGATGATTGAGGCTGGAAAGATGACGGAAGACGAAAGGACGGAGTGGCCATCAAATAAAATGATTGGACTGTCTTCGGCATCCTATAAGTTCGAGTATCTCTATAAAATGTATCAAGCCTATGAAAATATGATCTTTAACCCTGGGGCAAAAAATCAAGGTAGAAGATGCATTATGCAATTTAGTTACGATTGTGCGCCAAAGGCCTTGTATGATGAAAACTTAATATCTCAAGCAAAAGGGACGATGAGCCAGTCACAGATTGACCGAGAATTTAACGCTCAATTCACAGATGATAGCGCTGGTTATTTTAAGATCAGCAAAATGGCAGAATGCACGATTGAAGATGGTGAGTCTCCCGCTGTTGAAGTGGCTGGAGAAAAGGACGCAGAATATATTATGGCATTCGACCCCTCTTGGTCAGAGTCGGAGACTTCTGACGATTTTGCCATACAAGTTATAAAGCTAATGCCAGAAAAAAAGAAAGGCGTGATTGTTCACAGTTACGCCCTTCCTGGCACAAATCTAAAAAAGCACATGACTTACTTTAAATATATTTTAGATCATTTTAATATTATTATGATTGTTGGAGACTACAATGGAGGTGTTCAGTTTATAAATTCATGTAACGAGAGCGACATGTTCAAGAAAGAAAAACTTGAAATAGGGGTCTTCGATCCAAAGTTAGATAACCCCCATGATTATGAAAAAGATTTAAGGGATGCTAGAAGGGGTTATAACAAAAGCAGCAATACTATATGTATATTGAGGAAGCCAGTTTCTAACTGGATTAGAAGTGCTAACGAAATGTTACAAACAGCTTTTGATAGAAAGAAATTATACTTTGCAGCCACAGCAATGGACGACAATTATTCAATGCAAAAAACTAAAAAAATACCAATTAAGAATCTTAAATTTTCCAAATACGAAGATGAAAAAAATGTTGGCGCTAAAATGATAGAATTTATAGAACATCAAAAAGATATGATAGACTTAACAAAAGCTGAATGTGCACTTATACAAGTTTCTACATCAACAGGAGGTACGCAAAGTTTTGATTTACCAAGTAACCTTAAAAGACAAAAGGGAGTAGACAGACCAAGAAAGGACTCTTATTCAGCTTTGGTGTTGGGCAATTGGGGTATGAACATATATTACGACATGATGGATATGCCAGAAGAACAAAACTACGGATTCACCCCTATGTTTATTTAAAAAAAGTTTAAAAGTTACTTTTAAAAGTGTAATTAACTTTATAATAGGTTATGGCTAAAAGAAAATATAATAAAAAATCACAATATTGGAATAAGTTCCAGAAACCACAAGCGGTACAGCTTCCCAACTTAGAGCCTTTGGAGCCAGCAACTGCTGGGGAAGCATATCATATTTCACAGGGGTCTTACAGTCGGTCGGGTACTGTTAATAATCTAACCTCAAAAAACACTAGTACTAGAATTAATCGATCTTCTGTAAGTCCCCCAAGGAATAAGTACAGCCAAATTAGGGCAGGACTTTTGCCATACGAGATTTCATCTGATGGAATCAATGTTAGGGAAGCTATAGAGCTTTGTCAAAAAGCATATTCGAATGTACCTATTTTTAGAAATACAATAGATATGATGTCAGAATTTGCTAATGCGGAAATTTATCTCGAAGGCGGAAATGCGACATCCAGAAGCTTTTTTGAAAAACTATTTGATAGAATTAAATTATGGGATTTAAAAGATCAGTATTTCAGAGAATATTATAGAAGTGGAAATATTTTCTTATATAGAATTGATGGCAAGTTTAATTTAGATGATTACAAAAAGTTTGCACAGAATGTATCAGAGGGCCCGTCTTTAAACAAGTTCCCTCTTAAATATATTGTTTTAAATCCTTTTGAGATTGTGGCAAAAAGAAGCACGGTTTTTAGCACAAAAGATGGAGCGTACGCTAAGATACTTTCTGAATTTGATATGGAAAGGTTAGCTAATCCTAAGAACGACTACGATAAGGAAGTGTTTGAAGCGTTAGATCCAGAAGTTAAAAAGCAGATTAAAGATGGAGGTTATTTCAAAGATGGTTTAAAGATTAATCTTAAAAATGATAGACTAGCCTACAGTTTTTACAAAAAACAAGATTACGAACCTTTCGCTATTCCATTCGGCTTTCCAGTTTTAGAGGACATCAACGCTAAAATGGAAATGAAAAAAATGGATCAAGCGATCATGAGAACTGTTGAAAATGTTATTCTTATGATTACGATGGGTGCAGAACCAGACAAGGGTGGTATAAACCCGCATAATGTTAAGGCTATGCAAAAACTTTTCCAAAATGAATCTGTTGGTCGAGTACTTGTATCGGATTATACAACAAAAGCAGATTTTGTTATTCCAGATATTAACAAAGTAGTTGGGCCAGGAAAGTACGAAGTCATCAATAAAGATATTAAAGAAGGTTTGCAAAATATTATTCTTAACGATGACAAATATAATGGGGCAGAAATTAAAGCTAGAGTATTCTTAGATAGATTGAAAGAAGCTCGTGAAGCATTTATTCAAGATTTTCTTCAACCAGAAATAAAGCGTATAGCTAAAGATTTAGGATTTAGACAATACCCAACAGTAAAATTTAAAGATATTGATTTAAGAGACGAAGTTCAATTAATGCGTGTTGCGACTAGACTAATGGAGTTAGGCGTTATCACCGCAGAGCAAGGAATGGATCTATTCCATACAGGAAGATTTCCTGCTACAGAGGATTTAGAAAAAGCACAAAGCAAGTTTGTAGATCAAAGAGAAAAAGGATACTTTAATCCACTCGTAGGCGGAGTGCCTATGATTGAAGACGATAATCCGAGCGAGCCTACTGATAGTCAAAAAGCTCCTGGAGGAGGGTTAGCTGGAAGACCAGAAGGATCTCCAGATCAATTTTCTAGAGAAAATATACAAGCGACTATTTATGAAATCGAGGCCCTAAACTCATTGGCTAAAGAAAAAATGTTAGAAAAATTACAAGCAGAAGTATTAAATGAAGACCAGGAAAAAATGGTTAGTAAATTATGCGAATCTATTGTATGCGCCTCAGATAAAGAAAATTGGACAGAAAGTCTCATTTCTTGTGTAAATGATTTTAACGAAATAGAAAAATTAGGAGCTATGGAAAATATATTGAATGTTTCCGAGGCTCACGAATTAGAAATATATCCATCAGCAATTTTATACCACTCAAAAAAATATGAAAGAAATTAAAAATCCACTAGTAGCGAACATAAACCGTTCAACGGGCGAAATTGAAATATCTTTGGCCAAAAAGTATAGCGAAGCAGAAGCTCCTGTTTTTGAAAAATTCATGGGAATGTGCGCAATGTACGACACATATGCCGTAGACACATCAAAAGATGATGATAACGCGACAGCAAAAAGTTGTTCAAGTTTATATCAACAAGACATACAAGCTATGTATCAAAAAATAGAAGCAAATATTTTTGAAAAGAAACATATGCTTGCAGGTCTTACTGAAAAACAAAAGAAAACTCTTCCGATCGAACTTCAAAAAGCTATTGTTAAAAGATTAAAATCAGAAGGCAAGATCACTAAAGAAACAGAAGCAGATCTTTATAAGCCAGCTGGTGCGAGTATCGCTAGTCTTTTCACGCAAAAGGCAAGACCAGGGCAACTTGTCCGCTAAAATCTTTAATGCAATATAAGTACACCACAACTTTTAACTTTGAGGTTAAAGCTTGCGAAGAAATAGCTGGTATAAATTTAAGCCAAGCTAATATAGAAAATCTTCGTTCGCTTATACCTACGTCTGTTGATCTAAAAAAGAATATAGATTTAATGGGCGTTGCTTTTAATGCGGCGGTAGTTAATGAATTCAATAAAAATGGAGATGGTATAAGCGCAGCGACAGCGATTGATTCTGTACAGCAATTTATTCACAAACCAACAAATATTGAGCATAACAAAGGTAAAATTGTAGGTCACATAGTCAACGCGGGATTTAGTGATTATAGTGACAGTAATATTCTAATTAATGTAGACGGGGATAAACAGGACCCATTTCATATAGCTTTGGGCGCAGTTGTTTATAAAACTGTGGATAAGGATTTTTTCGATTTACTAGAAAAAAGCACAAACCCCAAAAACAAAATGTACAATACTGTTTCCGCTAGTTGGGAAATAGGATTTAGTAATTATCAAATCGCCGTTGGTAGCAAAAATTTGAAAGATGCAAAAATCATTTCTGATCCAAAACAAATTCAAGAAATGAAAGGCATGTTAAGAGCTTTTGGTGGAAAAGGAGTAACAGAAGATGGAGATCCAATTTATAGATTAATCGTAGGAGATATCTATCCGCTTGGAATAGGATTTACGTTAAAACCAGCCGCTAATGTTAAAGGCGTAATCAGCAATGATTATAAGGAAACCGAAGTCGAGGAAGAAGTCAAAGAACAAGCGGTCTCGGACAAAAGTGATAGCCATGCTACACAATTAAAAAAAATATCTTCCAAAATTTCACAAAAAATAAAAAATACTGTAAACAATTATAAAATTATGGACTTAGAAACTCTACTATCAGAAATCAAAGCGTCTCTTACTGAAAAGAAATTTTCAGAAGAGTCTATCGCTAGCATGACATCAACATTCGCTGATGCCATTAAACAAAAAGATGATGAGTACAAAGCTTCTCTTGAAGCTGCGGAACAAGAGAAGGCTGAAATCGCATCCGCGAGAGAAGAGCTTCAAGCTTCTGTGGAATCTATCAAAGAAGAGCTTAAGGTTGCTCAAGAACGCATCAACGAGTTTGAATCTGCAAAAGCTGCTGAAGAAGCAGTTGCTACATTTAATTCTCGCATGGAAGAAATTGATTCAGTTTACGAATTAGAAGAAAGTGACAGCGCTTTCATCGCAGAAAAGATTAAAGGACTTGACGCAAGTGAAGAAGCTTTTGCATCTTTCAAAGATGAACTTTCTGTTTTCTGGGCATCAAAAAGTAAAGAAGCTAAAGCAAAACAAGAAGAAGCAATTGCTTCTCGTGTAGAAGCTGAAATCGAAAAACGCCTTAACACATCTGAAGCATCTGAAGAAGTAGCTGAAGAAGTTGATGTTGAAGAAGCTCTTGAAAATGCAGAAGCTACTGAGGAATCAATTCCAAACAATAACGAAGCACAAGCTTCATCCACCACTTTAAAAGATAAATTTGCTGCTGCTTTCAGCCGTGAAAATATCACTATCTAAAAAAATTTAACAAACACAAAATTATGGCACTAAGACTACTCCCATTCAGACAATACGATGAGCAAGACGTTGTAAACCTCTTCGCTCTCACAAACGCTGATGTTCTAACTGGCACTGCTGTTGACGGTAAGGGCTCAAACGGCGTTTTTGTTAAGGTAGCAGACGGAAACTTCGACCAAGAGCTAATAAGCTACGGCTCTAATAGCTACCTTGGCAAAACCGATTATCCGTTTGTTGGCTCAGACATGTATCCTACTGTTCAACTTGAAGTAACTGCTGCTGATTCTGGAGACGCTCCTTTGGGGTTGACCTTGAATCAAACTGCACAAGCTGATGAGAACGGTGAGAAACTATTATATAACACTACCAAAAAAGAAGAGCTACAAGCTGTTCTTCCTGGTCAAGCAGTTCCAATCGCTACAAAAGGTATTTTCACTCTAGGTGTCAATGCTATTGATGGCGGAGCAGCTTCTATCTTCACTATCGGTGGAGGTTTTGAAGTTTCTACTGCAGACGGAAAGATCAGTGGTGTGGCCGACGCTCTAGGTGATTCTTCACTTGGAATGGTCATTGGTACTGGTTCGCGCACCAATTCTGGTGGATTGACAGATCAATTCTCTGGCGACTATGTAGTCGTGAAGCTAGGCTAATCGAAAGGAAAAAATTAAAATGAAAATTACATTAAAAAATACTCCAGAACAAGTCGAGCTTATTAAAGCTATGGCGTCACGCAACCGCGATGTTGCTTATGAAGCTCAAACAGCTCTCGCAGAATTTATTGGACCTGTTTTAGCGGAAGTGATCAACCAAGCTCCTTCCATCTCTAACCTTTTCACAACACTTCAGTACAACGCTGACGACAATCCTTCGATTCCGTTGGATCTATATTTCGACGTTGCCGACCAAGACTACGTACAAGTTTATAGCCAAAGTCGTGCTGGTGGCCTTCCAACTTCGGAAGTTCTTCCAACATCTTCTGAGCTTAAGATCGCTACATACAGCCTTGACTCAGCAGTAAGCTTCGATCGTCGCTATGCAGCCAAGAGCCGCATGGACGTTGTTGCTAAGACAATGACTCGTGTTGCACAAGAAATTCTTGTTAAGCAAAACAGCATTTCTGCAAACGTTGTTATGAAGGCTCTAGATTCTGCTTCCACAAACAGCTTAACACACGTTGTTAAGTCTGCTGGTAATACATTTGCACTAGCTGATTTGAATGCAATGATGACTCGTTCTAAGAGAATTCTTACTTCATTCGCAGGTGGTACTCCAGATGCACGTAGCGGCAAGGGTGTTACAGATATCCTTGTTTCTCCAGAAATTGTTGAGCAATTAAGAGCTATTGCTTACAACCCACTAAGTGATGGTGTAGCAAATGCTGATGTTATCGCTGAAGAAGCATACAGAGCTGCAGGTTCACCTCAGTTCTACGGAATTAATGTTATCGAGCTTAATGAGCTTGGTGCAGGACAGAAGTTCCAAGCATTGTTCACTGGTTCATCTTACGATGGCTCAAACAGCATTACTCAAGGAACTGATGATCTTGTAGTAGGTATTGACCGCACACGCGATTCATTGATTCGCCCAGTTGCTGTTGATTCTGAAAATGGCGCTGAGTTTAATCTCATCGCTGATGATCAGTACAGCATTCGTCAAAACAAGATCGGTTACTTCGGTTCTATCGAAGAAGGTCGCATCGTTGTTGATGATCGCGCACTAGTTGGTTGTGTTGTTGACGTAACAGCATAAAGACAATCTAATCTAATACTTCTTGAGCCACCCTTCGGGGTGGCTCTTTTTGTTGAAAAATAAATTGTGTAATGTATTATATAGAATATGGAAAATCCACAAGAAAACAAATCAGAATCACTTTACGACTTGAAAGAGTCAATAATCGAAGAAGAAGCAAACAAGGAAGTAGTTGATCCAAATCAATTAGATTTATCTATTGGCATCGAAGATAATAAAGATGATGAAGATGATGATGAAGTAGTAGGGAAACCAGAAGTCGATGATCTAATTAGCGACAAGCCAGAACTGGATGACTTACAATATACGGATGGAAAACAAAGAGATGAAGTAGATCTAGTTGAAGAGCAGGAAAAGATTTATGGAGTTGATGTTGTAAGCCCATTTAAGACGGGAGATGTTAGAGTTTTTAGAAAAAAGCTGGAAGTGATGTCTAGAGACCAAATGACAACTTTAGCTGAAAGAGTCGCAGCGAGAGTATATACAGCAAAAAGCGACCAACATGAAGAATTACTTAGAGCATTTCATTCTTGGGCTTCTACAAATAGTTTTACGCAAACCGATATTACAAAAAAAGCTGAAAAGGGCGCATCATCAAAGGCCTTCGAAGGCTCAGAAAGTGTAAACTCTTTAGAGGAAAAATTAAAATCTAAAACTTTGTCAGAATTACAAGAAAGCGCAGCTCGTTTGGGGTTTAATCCAAGCTTTGATAGAGAAAGATTAATTAAAGTAATTACACAAGAGTATCAAAGACAATCATGAGCAATTTAAACGATCTAGCAACATCAATTAATACTACAGAATTTGATTCTGCAGCTTCTCCCTCTGTATCATCTATATCTGGATGGTTAGACGCAAATTTAGGGAAATTAAATAATGTTTTATTTACTAGTTTCTCTGGATCGGCTGGAGATGTTAGTGGGCTAGATTTAGAAGAACAAAACATCTATAAAGAGATGTACCTTTATCATTACTATACCAAACAGACTAGAAATACTATTCGCGGAATTGCGGATGATACCAATGGCAACATTATTAGCGTCAGAGACGGCGACAACGCCATTACGTTCGTTAATAAGAACGAGGTATCAAAAGTATATAAAAGCCTAGCAAGGGACTCTTACGACGCACTAGAGACGCTTATAGCTAACTACAACAGCTTTCAAGCTAGCCCGAGGCAAGTGGGAGGAATTGAAGCCCCACAGGAAAAAACTGAAGAATAATTTAAATTTAAAAATATATCTTTTTAAGCGTGATCTTTCGGGTCGCGCTTTTTTGGCAATAAAAAACCCCCTCGAATGAGGGGGCTTTGTAAATTAGAAGGGCTTCTTAGCTATTCGCTCCACCCTAAAGGTTTAGTCTGCGGCATTACCAAAGATAGCAGAACTATGGGCTCCAGAGAAGAATACATTATTTGTAGTATCATTCGGGCCACCAATAGTGAGCGAAAATCCTAGATCAACACTCTTGTTAGGGCCAATACTCGAACTAAATGATTCGCTATCTATTTTCACATTCGTAAGCTTATATTTAGCGACTTCATTGCTTGAGTCATCTTTAAATGTAATTTCAATATTGGAGATAGCTGAATCATTAGCTACCATAGCGGTTAGCTGTTTGTCTTTGATTTCTGAAACAATAGCAGAGATAGAAAGCGTTGGCGTAATTGGGAAATCAACAACACGAGCGAAGGAGAACTTACTTCCGAGCTTGTCGATTGGAGTTCTGCTCATAGGAATTGAAAGCGAAACACTTTGTACGTGTGCCGCACCAGTGTCGTCGAGGTCAACAATAGATTTGCCATCAGCGTTAGTTAAACTAACAGTAATGTCTCCAGGGCGAAGTGCGTTAGGAATAGCTGCTCCTGTTCCTTCTTCAGCTTCTGGAAGATTAATTTCAGATTGTGAGGTGCGAGCCGTGCCATCTGCTGGGTTAATTCCAGCACCAACGATTGAACTATAAGGACTTCCATTAGTAGCTACAACATTAGCATTACCGACCATGTTAGTTCCTTCGACCGAAAGACTGACTGTTGGAAGGTCGCCTACCGACGCATCTAAAGTATAGTCAGTAATGAAAGCATTACCAATACCAATGACACTAATATCAGAGTCTGTACTAGCTGCCGCGCCTCGGGGACTGTTAGCGTCAACACCTTCTGGTGTAGTTAAAATGTAGTAATTACGGTCGGCGTCATCTGCTTTAATTTGACCCGAAATAAATCCCGCATTTAAATTTGAGGAATTTTTAAAGCCCAATGCCATTTCATTAAATCCATCACTGAGTAAATATGAAGTGTCGAAAGAAACGGTTGGCGATTCAAGAATCAATGAGTCGATTCTTGCTAATTGTCCGTATTGATTAACATCTTGACGTGAAACGTTCAAAGAGTAATTAGCGGATTGAACTCTTCGTAGTTGTATGTGTTCGGATGCAGCATCTGCATCAACACCACTAGACACAAAGAGAGCGTCTGATTGATAAATGATTCTATTATTAGCCATGATATTTTATATTTGTTTACAGTTATTTTGTTATATTGTGAAATTAAGAGCGGGGAAATCTTTCTGTGGATATCTCAAAGTCTATAAAGCCAACTTTAATGTCTCCAGGTATAGACGTTTGCGCTCTTTGTGAAAATTTTGAAACAGTGACATCGTCTATAAAAAATGAACCATCTGTGTAAGATGCGGTTAGTCCAGTATAGTTATACGAGCCTCCCTTTATGTCGCCATATTCTGTTGATGGGTGACCGCTAAATGGTATTTTAGGAACAATTTTTCTAGCAGAATCTGTAAATATAGATAAAGCTCCATCTAATTGATAATCACTGTCTGCCAGTACAACAGCTTTGATCGTGGATTTTGTTTGGTCCATACCCCCTAATGCAAATCCTTCGTTTCTGCTAAATTCTACATTTAAAAATATTGCTGGCGTGACTTGATCGTAAGGCTCTATACCACTCATTGTAGGGGTTCCGTATCTACTGTTTAATTTGAATTTGTTTTCAATGATTAAATCTTCTTCTGTTTCGTTTGTCAGATACACATTAAAATCTTTTACTGCAAAGGTGCCAGTTAATGTATCTCCTGCGCTGACAACGCTTCCAGTTTCAATAAGTCTGCCATTCTCAAAATCAAAAACAATATCATTAGCCCTGCCGCTGCCTTCAAAGTCTGTTGGGATTATTGGGTTTATTGCTCCAGTAATTGAAGAGTCATTTACCCATTGTTTATAGTTACTTTGAAGTGAGATGTAACTATTTGGTAATCTGCTATCTGATTGGGCGTAAAGTGTTCCAGTTTTATTCGAATAAGCTTCTCCCTTTTGTAAAAGTTCGTGATCGAACCACAAAAAGAAACTAGTCATTAACTCATGTTGATACTGGGGTTTCATAAATATTATTTACACTAGGGAAGCTGTAAGTTCTCGAATTCTTTCTTATACTTTTTTAAAAGAGCTGATATATACTGAGTGTTTCTAAATTTTGTTCCACCTTTTCTTACTCTTCTTGGCGATTGTATTCCTAAGCCCGACCTACTATTTTCTCTTTCTACTTTTAAATAATACCCAAGACCAGAAATACCACTTTCAATACCCTTGGCCCAACTTCTTCCTGGCGCCCAAGGCATTGGAGTCACGTCAAAAACATCTTTTGCATCTGGAATATAAATAGAAAATTCAATAGAATTAAGTTTGGCAGTAGCAAATTCAAAGCGAGTTTGCTGCAGTATATCTTCAATAGCTTTGGTTGGGTCTCTAAACCCCGATTCAAAGCCAATAAAAGAAAATAAATTAGTGGCTCCTCCCAAAGTCCCGCTTATATTTTCCGAGCTTACTCCCTGTTTGATTTCTCTTGTAACTGGATGGTTCAAGAATTCAGCTATCATTTTATTTTTCATTTTCTGAAAAGCGGCTTTACCTTGTCTTTGTACTTGTACTCTTGCAATCTTTGGGGATTGGCGTATTAAACTCGCTGTAATTGTTGGATCTAAAGGCATTATGATACTGAGGCGTCTTGTAGTTCTTCTATTGGTTTTAGGTAGAAGTGGTAATATTGAGGCCCAAATATACCAGTTGGATTTCCTTTAGACACAATCTCATATTTACCTCCCTCAAATTCACATCTTTTTGCTTCTTTGAGTAAATTAAATCCTGCCGCATCTACAGTTATTCTTACAGATCCATCTACTAGCTCTATGTCTAATTGACTGCCTATATTGCCATCGGTAAGGTTTGCTTCTTTAGCATCTATGTATTTGATTCTTGCTTTTATAGTGTGTTGAACAGCGGTTGTTGTGGTCGTTTTGTTGCCAAAAACGCTCCTACCATATACTCCATTAAATGTGTCTCCTATAACAAATTCTGTAAGTGTCAAGCTGCTCCAGGTCATTTCATATGGTTGTGATACTGATGGATCAGTACTCTGTTTAGATATATAGTTTGATGCTGCATCCCCAGTGCCAGGATCGTTGTCACTGCCATCTGTTATCTCCCAGCGATATTGTACAAGGTTAGGATCTGATTCAGTTCCAACACCTTCCTCGACACGAGTTATATCACCAGATCCATTTTCTTGGGTATAAGAGTTAGTGCTTACTTGTGTATAAGTTCCATTTAAATGGGCGTTATCGCCAGTAAAACCATTTATCTTTAATTGTCGATTAACACTAATTAATACTTTTTTTCCTTCTTCATAAACTGTGATGCTTCTAGCGAAAGTTTCATGGATATCATCAATAATAGCGCTGATGGTGTTTTTTTGAGAGTCTGAGATGAGAGAAGTGGGCATATCTACTTTTACACTTTTTTGTGTAAATATTATAGGTATAAGGATATTTATGATTGCAAAAGAATTTTTGTATGATCGTTCTGATCATCACATTAGACACTTATTTAAGAGTTTTTTGGCTACACTTGAGGAAATGCAAAGTGTTCATGAAATAAACTTTTCTAAATTGTATGAACATCTACCAAAAGAACATCAAGGTATTGTTGAAATGGCAGACTATTTCGATAAAGAGCATTACGAAATTTATAGAAAAAAAATTCTAGATATTGGAAATTCTGTTTTGCGAGATTATAATAATGAGTTAGAAACTCTAACGGTTGAATTTAAATTTAAACAATAATGGCAAAAGGAAACATATACGAATTTACTTTAGAAACTAAAGAAAAACGAAAAGTAGAAGTAGAGCGCAAAAACAAAGAAACTGGTGAAACAGAAACTGTTATTCAAAATAAGACAGTAAAACTTCCAGTAAAGTTTTTGATTAAAAAACCAACACGCCGAGTCATGGACGAAGCTGAAGCTCAATACGCAATTGAGATGAGTAAAAATATTAAGCGCGGCATTGTTACAAAGGCTATGTTGGTAAAAAAGTATGCAGATACTGGAGGTACACTAAGCGAAGAAGAAACTAAAGATATGGTTAGGAAGCTTCAAGAAAGTAATGAGATAAGTAATAAAATACAACTTTTAACAGCCACTGATAAAAATAAAAACAAAAAAGAAATAGAAGACTTAAGCTCAAGACTTCTTGTTTTAAGAAAAGAACTTGCGGATACAGAAATGTCAATGCAGGGTGTTTATGATCATACTGCAGATGCAAGATCCGAAAGGGCTATGTTGCTTTGGTATACAATTCAATTAACAAGAGTTATTCAAGAAGATCAAGAAGTTTTATTTTTCAAGGGATTGTTATTTGAAGATCAGTTAGAGGACCTTTACGAAAAAGACGAAAACGGTTCTGAATTAGAACAAAAAGCATTAACAAAATTAATGAGTGTCGTATCATTTTGGTTTTATAACAATCAAGTAACGCAAGAACAGCTTGATGAGTTTTTAAAACAGACTGATGAATGACGAAAATTTAGCAGATATTATAGCCGAGATATTCGATGGGGTCACTGTCTTGAGTTCAAGTTTTGGCCCCATTTATGTTAGGCATTTTGGACAGTTAGAATTAAGAAGAACTTTTGCTAAAAAAAAGGAGTACTTGGAAGAGGCGCAGCAAAAGGGTTTAATGTTAACTAAAGATGTTTTAAAACTTTTAAATGATGATGAAATGTGGTCAGAAGAGTCTGAACAAAATTTAGAGAATAAGGCTAATCTAATAGAAAATTTAAAAAAAGGCTTAACTAGAATAAAAATTCCTTCTAAAAGAGAACAGCATAAAAACTTAATTAAAAAAGAAACCGAATTACTTACAAAATTAGAAAACGAAAGGACTAATTTAATTGGTTTAACTGCTGAAAGATATGCGCAAAAAAAAGTTAACCAAGAGTTTTTTGAATATTTACTCTTTACTGATATTAAATTTAAAAATTCTGTTTTTAGTGAATTAGAATATTCAGATATAGAGAAGGAGGCGGAATTAAATAAACTGCAAGAAGAATTTTTCCTAAGAATGTCTGATGAAAATATCTCAAAAGCTTCTTTATGTCCATTTTTTTCTCCGTACTTATCTTATTGTGAAAATGTTAATGATATGTACGGAAAACCAATTAAAGATCTATCTGCGTTTGAGTTAAAATTATTAACATACGCTAGAACCTTTTTAAATATATTTAAAAATAGTCAAAAAGAAATACCAAGTCATATTGCTAGAGATCCAGAAGCTTTAATGGATTTTTATGATATGCAAAAAGAAAACGCCAATAAAGAACGGGGAAAAGCTTCACAAGGAGAAGGGGGAACAACTTATTTTGGCGCAAACAAACAAGATATATCCCAAATGAAAAGCGACGATCAAGATGCTATAGATTTAACTAAGGAAATTAAGAAAAAGGGAGGTACGATGAATATGAAGGAATTCATGGATTTGCATGGTGTTTAGGTGTAATACCATTATATGGCAAAGGCAAATGTACCAGTATCATTTAACCCTGTAGACACTAGGAAAGTAGAAGCGGCTTTAGCGAGAATACAATCTCAAGCTAAGGGTGTTAATTTTGGTAAAGGTGCCGAATCAATAAATAAATTATCTAGACCTTTAGGTAAAATAACTGGTCAAGCCTCTGAATTTCAAAAATCACTAGAAGCTTCTAATGCTCGTGTTTTAGCTTTTGGTGCCTCTGTTGCTGTTATCAATAAACTATCTGAAGCTTTTGCGGCTTTGGTGACTAATACGGTTAAAGTAGAAGCAGCATTTGCTAAAATTAATGTTATTTTGGGCGGAACTAAATCTGAAATACAGGCATTTGGAGATGGAATTTTTAAAGTAGCCCAAAAAACAGCTACGTCTTTTGATCAAGTTGCTGATGGAGCTTTGGAGCTAGCTCGTCAAGGCTTAGGGGTCGCTGAATCATTATCTCGAGTAGAAACCGCACTTAAATTAGTTCGTGTCGCTGGTATAGATTCTAAAGAAGCTGTTGCTGGTTTGACCGCAGCGATTAAAGGATTTGAAGGAGCAGGACTAACTGTTGCTGGAATAGCTGACAAGTTGGCAGAAGTTGATACAAAGTTCGCTGTCTCTACAGAAGATTTAATTAATGGTTTGGAACGAGCATCTGCATCAGCTCGTGTTGCTGGGGTTTCTTTTGATGAATTACTAGGTGTTATAACAACAGTTCAAGAAAGAACGCAGCGTGGCGGTGCTGTTATTGGTAATGCTTTTAAAACTATTTTTGCCAGATTGGGCAGAACAGATACTTTGCAAGCTCTTCAAGATTTGGGGATAAGTGTCTTAGATACTTCTGGAAACATTAGAAGTGCTGTCCCACTTTTTCAAGAACTGGCAACAGAATTAGATAAATTAGGATTAAAGAGTGTTGAGGCTGGAGAGGTTATTCAAAAAGTAGCTGGCGTTAGACAGCGTGATATTTTAATTAGTTTGGTTGAGGATTTAAATAGTGGACAGAGCCAGTTTGCTAAATCTTTAGAAGTTTCAGCTGGAGCCGCTGGAGCACTAGATGCTAAAAATACAAAACTAAATGATACTCTTGAGGCTTTAATTAATAATTTAACAGTAGGCGGAGAAAAACTAGCTGCTGTATTAGGTGAAATAGGATTTACAGATACAGCAAAAGACTTACTTAAAATGTTTGGAGACATAGTTAATTCTATTACAGATATTTTACAAGGAGAATCAATTGGTTCTAAGTTTGCAAAGGGGTTAGTAAAAGGCATAGGTGGCACATTGACACCTGGTATAGCTTTAGTTGGAGCTATATTTATAAAACTTTTTATAGACTTAGCTAAGTTTGGCGTAACTTCATTAAAACAAATTTTAGGAATAAACAAAGCCGCCCAACAACAAACAGCCTTACAGCAATCTATTTTACAAACCTTATTACAAAACGAGGCTATACAGAGAGAAATTATAGCACTGGAAGGTAACAAAGTTGCTCAAGAACAACTACTTTTAAAAATATATACTCAACAAGCGGCCGCTTTAGCGAGAGTTTCAAAAGCCGCCGCGACTGTTACTCCTGGACTTTTTAGAGGAGGCTTAAGGGGCGGAGAAGGCGGCGTCACAAGAAGAGGTGCTGGAGGTTATATATCTGCAGAGTCTCGTGACGTATCTCGTGGAGTTGGTGGTGCACCAGCAAGCTCTAAGGTTGTATCAATTCCAAACTTCGCGTTTGGTGGTGGCCAGCGTGGTACGATGGTCGCAAATACTAGTGAATACTTTGTGCCAAATTATAAGGGCGGCGGAGATGCTATATTTAATAAAGATATGGTTAAAACAATGGGTTTGCCTGGCGGAGCGAAAAAATTAAATGCGGCTGGAGGATATATTCCTAATTTTAATAAATTTAATATAGGCGGAAAAAGTATGACTGCCGCTGGGGTAGCCGCTAATTTAAGGAGAGGAAACATAACACAAGAGCAAGCCACAGCTGCTGGCTATTCGGCAAATTTAAGAGGCCAGCAAAGGGCTGCGTCAAAATCTAAAAAAGCCGCAGGGATATTTGACGCAGATAAAGTTGGCGTTGTAATGCTCGTTCCGCAAAAAGGTTTAAGAGAAGAGTTGTCTATGCAATTTAAAAAACCCAGGAAAGGTTACACTGGTTTTTCTGGATCAGCTTATGGAATAGATAAGAATCTAAAAAGAGATTCTAAATTTGCAAGCCTTGTTGGTTTAGATAAAGAGCTTGAAGCAGCTATGGCGGAGTCTATAAATACAATTATTGGAAAAGTTTATCCAAGTATAAAAACAAGTCCAACACCTCCAATATCTCCAAAATCTGCTAAAAGTAAATTCTTAAAAGAAGGCGGACAAGGAGCGTTTGGCGCATTTAAGGGATCGATGTTCGAAGCTATTATTGATATGGTTATTGGTGGAGCTAGAGGTGACACCGCTGGAAATCTTGATATTAAATTTAATGGTAAAAATACAGCAGCATTAAATGAAATATTTGGTTTACCGACAGGCTTTTATAGAGACGGAGATTACAAATCTAGCACAGCTCAAAAATCAAAATTTGCATCCCAAGCAATTAAAGCTAGGGGAGCCGTAGGATATATACCAAACTTTTTTGGAGGAGCATTAGAAGAGGCAATAGCAAGAGAAAATCAAGCTGGAGTTCCAATGAATCAAATTAGAGTTAATCAAAGTGGTAAACTTCGTAATGCTCAAAACCCAAAAGGTATTGCGGTAACAAATACAAGAGACGAACCAACTGGAGCAATTCCAAACTTTAATGCTGCTGGTTTGGGTGGCATATTTGCGGCTCAAGCTATTGCGGGAGCAGCTTCAGCTTTTGTAGATCTAGAAAGCACTACTGGAAAATTAATAACCACTTTAACAACTGCAATAACTTCTTTTGCAACATTTAGTTTAATATCTCCGTCAATAAAAGGTTTTTCTAGTAGGTTAACTGAAACATCTAAAGCCCTAAAGTTGACAACTTTAACTTTCGATAAAAGTGCAAAAAGATTTAGGACCGCAAGCGGACAATTCGCAAAAACTTCGGCGGGTAAAAGTATGGCAAATAGGGGCAGAGCACTTGGTGGTGGAGCAGCGGCGCTGGGCGGTAGAGCTTTAGGTATGCTTGGTCCAATAGCAATGATTGCGTCTATAGCTATACCGTTAGTAATGGCCTTGTCGAAAACTAAAAGTGGATTTGAAAAGCTTAATGAATCTTTAGGCCAGCTTGATTTAAGCAAATTATCGAAGGGTGAAGGCGAAGCCGTTAGTGGATTTGTTAAAGCATTAGAAGCTGAAGCTCAAAGGGTTAAAGATTTAAATAAAACCAAAACTGATCTTGGTTTAACGAAGGGAGCTACCCAAGAAGAAGTTCTAGAGCAACAGGTTAAAGGTTTAACGATGGCTCAAAGAGGTGGTAGAAGGAAAAAATTTAATAGAGGCATGTTCGGAGGCGTTAGAGATTTAGAAACTTTTTCTAGCGCAATTGCAACAGTTGGACAGGATAAAGTTCAAGACTTAATTGACGAATCAACAATAACAGGAACAAGAAACTCTAAAACTTTTGATATAGATATTTTTATTGAAAAACTTATAGAAGCGTCAAAGGCAACAGAAGCATATAAAAACAGTGTACAGGGCCAAGCAGACGCAACAAAACAAAAAACAGAAGCAGACAAAAACTTAATTTTATCTGACGCTTCGAAAAGATTAAAAGCAAATCAAAGAATGGGTAAAGCTACTAGAATTGCTGGAGTACTTAATTCATCTGGGGTTCCAGATTTTAATCAAGCTGCAGGTGGGAACAAGCTTATTGAATCTCAACAAATGGCAGTAAAACTAGCTGGAAGTCTAGGAAAATTAGAAAGAGAAAGGTTAGCAATACAAAAACAACTTGTTGATTTTGAATTAACAAAAGCTAAGACATCTAGGGAATTAGGTAGTCAATTAGCGGCAAATGTAATTAAAGAAATAGAGGGAAAAGTTGTTGAGAAAGATAAATTAACCGCTTTAGAGGAACAATTAGCAGCTGGCGCATCATTTGAAGAAATTTTAGATGCAGTTAATGTACTAGCAACAGACAAAGGGTTGCAGGACACAAAATCACTCGCAGCTGTAATAGCGACGACCGACTCTTATAAAGATCAGAATAATGAATTAAAGGTTGCAGATGCGCAAACGTTACAAATCTTAAATAAGCAAAAAGAAATGGCCGCACTGACTCCGTTGGAAGCGGCTAATCAAGGCAGAAGAGACCAACTAAAAGAGCTTTCGGAAGATGTTCCCAAAAGATTAGCTGATAATTTAGAAAGCTCCATAGGTAATGCAATGGACAATCTGGCGGCTGGCACTTATGATTCTATTGGAGATGTATTTTTGAACATAGCTCTAGAATTTGGAAAAAGTTTACAAAAAGAAATTAATGATGCGGTTGCAAAGAGTTTAGTAGAAAGTTTTACAGGTTCTGGAGGGCTTGGTGAAGGATTATTTAAGGGCATAGGAAGTGCATTTGGAAACACCTTTGGTTCTGGCGGTTCTGGTACGGGATCTCCAGAAAGAGTAATAGCTTTAAATTCTGGAGGATTGGTTACTGGCGGAAATGGCGTAACGGATGATATACCAGCTAAATTAACTGGAGGAGAATTTGTTATAAGAAAATCCGCTGTTCAAAAATATGGAGCAGACTTTTTAGATCGCTTAAATAACCAGTCTGTAAATGGAATGCAATCTGGAGGCTATGTTCAAGGCGCAGATAATGTAAGAACTGAAAAATTTTGGTCAGATACTTCTGGGTATAGGGCTGGCGGAGCAAGATCTAGAGCATTTTTAGAGGAAGCTAAGACAAGAAACTTCTTTGTTCCTGGGCAAAGAGGAGCTGGAGAAATTGTAGGAAAAGAAAACTTGTTCGCTTTTTCTCAACAAGGATACACTAGTGGGGCTACAGATCAAATATCTCAAAGAGCGGGAGGAGCGTCTATAAATTTAGAAGATCAAAGTACAAGACTAACAGCTTTTGGCAGAAGAAGGGATAGCCCAGCTAAAAGAGCTTTAAAAGAAGCCCAAGCGCAAGCGTTAGATTTGTATAACCAATCAGTGGCCGAAGAAAATAGAGTAATACAAGAAAACCGTGACGCTAAAAAAGCAAGGTCTAGGGCATTTAAGCAAGCTGTTGTTGGGGCGTTTGTAAATGCAACTGTTGCTGGGGTTACTGCTGGATTGCAGAATCAAGCGGCGGGGGGCAGTTTCTTTGGGTCCGCCCCAACAGAAGGTTTAAAACTCCCATCCGCTGGCATGTATGATGGAAATGTTGTCGAGGCAGGCACAAGTATACGTACTATTCCAGGAGCGACTCAAGAGATTCCACAAACTAGAAGTTTTTTAGGATTCGAATATAATAAGACTGTTCTCGCGCCAACGCAAATGGGTGCAGATCTTCTAGATTCATCAAGGGCAGCTGCCGCCAACTCACAAAGTTTTATATTTAATACTCCAGGTGTATTTAGACAACCTACTAGATATTCTAATGGTGGGTTATTGGCGGCGGGAGACTCAAACGCCTTGCTTATGGATGGAGAATATGTTATGGGCGCAGAGGCTGCAAGCAGTTTAGGTTCAGATACTTTAAATAGCATGAACAATTTAAATTATGCAAATGGTGGCAGCGTTGGAGGCTCGTCAGCAGCATCATCTGGTGGATCTGCAGATGTAGGAACTTTAAATATTGAAATAAACATAGATAAAGAAGGAGGAGCTTCATCTTCAGCATCTGGTTCTGGAGAAGAAGATCCGCAACAAGCAAGAGAGTTTTCTAAGAAGATTAAAGACGTTGTATTAAACGTAATTAACGAAGAAAAACGTGTCTCTGGATCACTCTTTACAAGGAACAAATAATGAGTAGTTTTATAGAAGATTTTAATTATAATAGAAATAATATTACTGGATCGGATGGATCTGTGGTTTCTAGCGCTACATTTAACCCACAGTATGGTGCGCAAATAAATTTTAGCGCAGAAAATTCTACATGGAAAGGCTCTAATTATTCTCAGTTTGTTTCACCTGTTGGTTTAAATAATTTAATGTTAACCACTCAACTTTCGTTTATAGAAGGTTTAGATAGAACAAAAACATTATTACAATATTTGCAGTCTGTAACAACTGGTCAAATGACTGGAGAGCAGGCTTTTACTGGCAATGTGAACTATGTTAATTTTGGACAAGAAAATAATCCCCTTCTTTATTTTAATGATTTTGAAAATATTGAATCAGCAGGTTTTTCTGTAGATAATGGAACTATAAACAATCATCAATTTACCGTTAGAGAAGTTGCTGGAGGCAATGATTCAATAGTTACATTGGGCTCTGCAGAAAATAAATTTTTAAAATTGAACGATACATTTTCATATTTTGCAATAGAGTTTAGTGGGTTTAAAGAATCTGGAGAATATATAGTTTCTGGAAGCTATCAAACGGATGGCACATCGACAACTCCAAAACTTAGAACAAGAACATTAACAAACGGAGATGGCGTTTCGCCTCGAGATATTATTACTGATAAATATTTTAATGCAGTGCAGGGTAATAATACTAATTTTGTTTTTACTGGAACAATTAATGATTCAAATAGCGTTTTAGAGATAGGAATGTCGGACGCAGGCGCCACTGACACATCGGTATTAATTGATTCTATTACAATTCGAAAAAGAAACGCAACTATAATAAATTTAGATGGTAGTGAAATATATAATAATTTTTCTGGGTCTCAAGTATCTGATTTTACAGTAACTGATATAGGAAAAGATACTTATAAAATTGATGTTTCTTTATTTAACAATACAGTTTCTTCTGTATTAAATAATGGTGAAGGTTTTATAAGGCCAGTCCTGTCGCTTTATAATATTAATACGCCGATTGAACTATTAAGAACAAACGGTTATAGCTTTTTACAAAGTGACCTTAATAGCCATGGAGTTAATCTACAAATGGGGAATGGTAATTATAAAAAATTTGATGTAATACAAAAAACTGGAGACAGCGATTTTAAATGGGTTTGTTTTAGTGGCGCTACTAGTGTAAAAGTAGCTTTACCGTTTCCCAATACAGAGATTTATGAAGAAACTTGGACACAAGTTACTGGGTCAGCGCAAGGAACCAAGATTGTGTCCGCGAGTTCAAAGCCCCAAAACACTACAATAGATGTAACTGCTGGTAAATTTTATAGGGCGACCAAATACGCTAATTTTACAAAGTCAGACAGAAACCACATTATGGCCCCATTTAGTTTTGCGGGCGCATCTTTTAAGGCTACAACATCAAGAACAACTCCACATAGGGCTTACATTTTAAATTTAGACTCTGAAACTCAAACAATAAGTAGAATGATTGGAGCAGATGGGGTAAATAGTACTGCCGTGCAGTCAATTACTTTAGGAGCAGGACAAACTGGACAATTACCTTTTACTGAAAATGACTCACATTTTTTTACTGGAACAACCGCTACGGATGGTTTCCCGAAAAATTTTTTAATGTCTATAACTTCAGAAGGCACTTCTTCGACCACTGATGATACCGACAAAATGTTATTAACGCCAGTTACTATATACAATAAAGAAGCGAATAATCTTCAAACTCCGACTGCTTTTCCTTATTTAACGAACACATATACTTACAGGAGAAGAAATAATGGACAAGATGCTGCGATAATAAATAGCCTTGCTACATTTGAATCCGATTTTAGTGTTTATCATGCCTCTGGTGTGTCATCCACAGAAATAGGCGATGGTGCTGGTGGGGACGGAACACAAAGTCTTGGTATACATAATTTATATAATTATGCTTCTTATGGAAATAAACTTCAAGATTACGCAATAGTAACGCCATATTCTGGCAGTATCACAGTGTCTTACTATACTGGTGACTCATGGAGAAGTATGCACACACATTCTTTAACAGGAGGAGTTGGTTTAACTGCGGCCGAACTCACTAGAACAAATTTTCCGCAAGGAGTAAAAGCCCATCTAGTATATTCAAGAATGGAAAATGGAGGAGCGGTATTTTATAGCTCTTCTTCTCAAGCTGGAAGGCCATCGGTTGCTGGAAATGAGCCTTTCCTTCCGTTTAATGACTCTCAGTTATGGAAGTTTGAATCGACTTGTCCAGTTGCTATATTTATTAATGATACATCCGCGGATGAAGAAGTGTTAGTTGGTTATAATGGAATTATTGGTAATACAAATTCTCAGAACAAAACTCATGATTTACATAATTATTACTACGTTAGTGGAGATACAAAAAGCATTGGCCCAGAATTGCAAGGAGAAGCGGGATTTACTGGCGGTATAGGAGCAACAAGAACTTTCTTTTGGGAGCCAGACAGATCGGTACCCGTCATATTTGATCATAGCTCTAGAATAAACAAATTTAAGGGATCTTTTCATAAACAATTAAATGTAGCCCACAATCAAAATAGAATAGAACGAATTGAATTAACTTTTAGTAATAGAACAGATAAAGAAGCTTATTCATTATTACATTTTTTAGAATCTCATTTAGGACATAAACATTTTGTTTATCGCCATAACATAAACGCATTAAACAAAAATAAAGTTTACTACTGCCCAAGCTGGAGTCATACTTTTAATTATAAAAATTCAAATACAATAAAAACTACCTTTGTAGAAATAGTAACCCCCTTAATCCCACAACTTTAATGGCTATAAATCCCCAGAGACCAACCATAACATACGAAAATATTGCTGTATTTCAAAGTAGTGGTCCAGCACACAACACTGCGTCCAATGACTCAACTGGTATTTCTTTTATACCATTGGTAGATGGGGTTGAAATATCTTTTAATGTAAATGAAAAATTAGTAAGAGAAATTGGCAATAAGGAGTTTGCTCAAAAACAATCATATTTGGCACCGAATGTTAATTTTTCTATAAGAAAAAAAGAAAGCTTTACTGGATTGTTTGATCAATTAACTGGAACGGATACAGACACTAATTTTTATGTAGCTATAAAAGACAAAAAATCAAATGATGTTATATCTGGAAATAGTTTTGATTTAGATGCTAACACCGATTTTGTTTCTGTAGGAAATTG